ATTGCTAATGCTATTGCGTTTAATAGATATATCTTCAACTGTTCCATTGTTTATGCTATTGCTAAATACATCATAGTATCACTATAACCTGGTCTACCATTTATTCTACCATCACTTGAGGTTGAACTTATTGTAATACCGGTAGAACTTGTTGTTAGTGTTCCAATATTTGATTCACCATTATCTACATCTGCTCTTAATCTTTTTGCAAAATTATCTCTTATAGAATCCATAATAAACCAACCTGTTGTCGTATCGGAATTCTTTATCATTATCCATTTTGGTTCAAAACCTAAATTTAAAACTGTATCTGTACTACCATCTCCAACAAAACTCCCTATCGAACTATATCCGCTTACTGAATGGAAGCAGTACATTATTAATTTGTCATTATTTGCATTAACATTTGCAGAAGTGCCAATATTAACTACAGTACTTGTTGTGGTATTTATTCTTGCGGTAGAAGTTGCATTTGCGTTTGTTATATTTAACGACATATAAGCACCTGCCCCTAAAGAAGAAAAATGAGTAATCCAATTTCTTGTAGATTGGTCTCTTGATTTGATAATTACAAGTTCGGGTGCTTCATTAAGTCCGTGTCCAATACTACTATTACTTCCGTTTCCTGTATATTTTACAATACTAAACCCTGCATCCCTATTTGCAGATACACCCCATCCATTCGTATTAGAACCTGCGGTTATTCCAACATTACTTGCAGTTGAACCTGTATCGGTTACACCTCCTTCAAGAACATTAAATGTATTTGAATATCCTGCTGCACGCCAACACCAAGCAACGTAATCTTCATTTGTAGCATTATAAGCACCACCCGATGAAGTTGTAAAACCATTTGAATCAAAAGATTGTGGACCGCCACTACTTATTGTGAGTTCAGCAGCAGTATTGACTGATGAAAGATATGTGCCGATACCCCTTATTGAATCGTGTAATCTATGAGTGTCTGTTAGGTCTCTATTCTTAAACCAAATTAAATCGGGTTTGAATGCCATACCTAAAAAGTTTACGTTGGCAGGTGTTCCTCCATATACTCCTGTTGAATAGGTTATACTTGTTTCTGTTCCATCATAGTTTCCTGTTTCATCTGTTGCATTGCCATCTAATTTATAGTGGGCAACAAGGTTAGCAGTCGGTACACTTGATTCGTTGTATAAGTTAGTAACATCTCCACTACTTAATGCTGATGAGTAGATTCTTACTTGGTCTATTTCGCCATCTATTCCTGTACTTGCATTTCCGATTGCACCTATAATAGTATCGAATGTTCCTGTAGTATTTATAGTGCCACTTGTATAAGTAGCGCCATTTGTTACTGTTGTTGATACTTCAGAACCATTTACATAAAGTTTTGCAGTTATGCCGCTTGTTAATGTAAAGCTAAAATGATTCCAATTTGTTAGTCCTGTTAAAGCAGAGTTTGATACATATTGTTTATAATCAGTAGAATCATTACTTGCATATACAATTAATTCTAATTTATTAGCACTTGTAATTGTAAATTGAAATGAAGTTTCTCTTGTGCCACTTGAGTTCCAATTACTAATAAGATTTTCATTAGCACCTGTTGCATTTAATCTACCCCATAAAGAAATAGACATTTCATCAGCTACAAATGCTTTATTATCGTTTGTATTTATTCTACTATCACTCCCATTAAATACAGCAGCTTGTTCAAAGTTACTGCTATTAGCATCCTCATCTAACTCATATAAAGCAATAGCAGAACCATTTCCGAAGTAATCCGTAGTTGATTTTTTAGGGTCTGTGTAATCTTCTGCTGCTAACTGCCCTACTTGCGTTGAGTTTAATGCGGTATTAAAGATTCTTACTTGGTCTATTTTGCCTGCACTATAAACAGGAGATTGTACTCTTGATATACCGATTGAAGCAACAACAGAACTATCGTAAGTAGGATAATCAATCCAACTTGAACTTGAAGCAGAGCCACTTATATTATCATTGACTGTTTGTTGAACACCATTTAACCATACTTCTACTGTTGAACCATTTAATTGAGCAACAATATGATTCCAATTTGTATTTGGTGTTATATTTACGTATCTATTATTTTGGTTTGATGAACTGCCATCTCTTACGGCAACATATATTCTGTTTAAATCAGCCAAATAGCCTACATAAAAATAATCATTTGTGTTTGTTAAAGATGAATGACTATAAAGAACAACTCTACTTGAGGTTGTATCTGCCTTTATCCATCCGCTTATAGATTTTATTGTATTAGAATCGTCAAATGGAGAGCCTGATGGCAATGTTATTTTACTACTACTCCCATTAAAAGCAGCACCCTTTCTTATATACCCTGTTACCTTTAGTGTACCACCATTCCCTGTGTAGGTTACAGTTTCAAAGTTTTGTAGTGCGTCAAATGCTGCGGGTGCAGCCTCTACACCTGTATTTATAAGTCTTTTATTAATGCTCATTAGTCAAGGTTTGGTAAAGAATAAGAAACTACCGCTTTCTTTGTAGTAAGTGCGCTAATCTCCGCTTCTTTAGTTGCACAATCAGTTCTCAATGCCGCTCTTGCATCCAACACATCTTGAGGTGCTGAAGTACCCTCTTGGCTTCTGATAATGTACCAATCTGTCTCTGCTAATTTTCTATTGTATAAACTCTTTAAATTTGATATCTTACTTTCCTTTAACTCGGCTACTGTTTGAGACCAAGTTTTATCAATCACAGGGTAAGTAAATACGCTATTATCTCCATCCCATTCAAGGTCTCCCAAGTATTGAGTAGCTGAATCGTAAGAAGGTGTTACGATAGGATAAAAGCCAAACGCTTGTCCATCTGTGATGTTTAGGTGTACTCCGTTTTCGTCTTTCCAAACTTTAGGTAAGGAAGTATATTTCTTTATTGCTCCTTCGTGTTGTATTGCTATCATAACTATGCTTCTTGAGAAATTGTAGCCCATTGTTCTGTTGAGCCATTGGTTGATACTATTTGAATTAGGTTACTTACTGTACCATCATACGTTCCTGTGATTGTCTTAACTGAAGCAGGAAGTGTTAGAGTAAAGTTTCCTGTGATTACTAAATCCTTTACCATTCCTGTAGATACATTTGAAAAGGTTAAAGTAGTATTAGCTGATAATGTTTTAGTGAATACCGCAGCAGATGAAAAGTCTACATCACTTGCAGAGATAACCGCAGCAGTTGTAAACTCTGTACCCATTTTAGCATAAGAAACTCCATCATCTGCTAAACTTACTGTTACATCTCCTGTAGCTTGGTCTACCGCTACTCCTGTACCTGCAATTATTGAACCTACATCTCCTGAATCATCGTTGTATAACTCTGTGAAGTTATCGTTTACTTTGTCAAAGGCGGTTCTTAATGGGTCTCCTGTACCATCATTTGCACTTGTGCCTATATTAATTACTTGTTTTGCCATATCTTTTTAAAATTGTGTTGCATCTGCTTTTATACTTGTATTGTCTGCGGTTACTAAAGTTGTATCAGCGAATAATAAACTACCCTCAAAATTAAATGGGTATATAATCCCCCAACTGTTAGCTTCGTTTACGTTTCCTGCCCATACATCATCGTAAACTTCTCCCCAAGAGATATTATTTCTACCGTACCAATCTTCAATGTTTGCCATATATAGTACAATTACTTTTTTTCGTTTTTGTTATATAAGCCAAATACTGTTTTAGCTTATTTATATTTTCCTGTTTTGGTTTGTATTTATTTACTCCCATTATAGCACCCATCCTTCAAAACTTGCATCCTTATCAGGATATACGTCATCATTACTATTAGTGTAGTATTCAGGGAATTTAGAACTCGCCTCAAAACTCATATAATTAATGAATCTATCTGTGTAGTATTGTGCTACGTTTCTTTCTTTTTCTATTAAGAAATCTATTTCATTCTTTTCTACGTTTGTAGCATTTTCTGAACTATGCTTAAATACTCCCTTATTAGCTATTGTGTAAGCCGCAAAGGGTAAGTACTCAACTAATGCCCAATGTATCAGCATAGGCTTTATATGGTCGTTTACAAGTGCTAAATAGTCTCCTGCTAAACTACTTCCTTCTATATCGGCTTGAATCTTATTATAAAGGTCAGTTCCTAAATAGTTTTGGATATGTATATCCTGTGCTATTTTAATATATTGCAAAAACTTGTCCGTATCTACGTTTCCGTTGACAGAACTAAACTTTACTAAATCTTTTCTTGTTATGAATAGTGCGTCTGCCATTTCTTACTTATTTACAAATCCTTTATTAGGCATATCCACAGGTCGCTTTGCAACTTTAGGGTCGTTAGTTTCAGGAGTAAATCCTTCTTTCTTTGCCTTGTTTACACTTATTTCTGTATTTGGGTTGGTAGCATCAGGTTTTACATCTACTGCCATATAGGTCTTTCTCATCCAAAAATGATGACAAGCACCTCCGCCTTTATATAACCATATATCGTAAGTGGCAGCACCGTTTAATCCCCAACCTGCATTTACTGCTCTTGTACTCATTTGCTGAATATCTTCTTTGCGGTATATCTTTTTAGCAGATACCATTTTCTTACAGAACTCTCTTGAATTAGATTGTGTTTTTAATGGTGCATATTGATAACGCACTTTAAACTTCATATCTTCTACTTCGCCATCTTGTTCACTACTCGCATTAGGTCTTGCACTACCTGTAGAAGCTAAACCAATCATTTTGTCCAATGCTTCCTCTTGGTCATAGTCTACTTGTCTTTCGTCTACTAATACCCAATTCTCTAAATCTTCTTCTTCTCCAAATTCATCAAGCAAGTCAAACATTTTATTATCGTCAAACTCTGCAGACAATTTAACTCCTGTTTCTTCTTCACGTGATTCGTCAGTAATAGCGTTGTCGGTGTCGATAAAAGCAAGAGGCTGAAGTGTTTTAAAATAAAGTTTAAGAGAAATACCATTAATAGCTAAAATATCGTCCATACAGTCCGTTAATAGGTCTTGGTATGGTTTTATAGTAATATTGTCAAAAAGTAGCGCAGCAGTCTTTATTTCGTCTGCATTAGAGCCTAAACCGTTGTTTTCTGTACGTATTCCTAAAAGCAAAGGACTTGTTACCCTATGTGCTACTATAAGTTTAGATGAACATTCATTAGAAAGATACTCGTAGTGTTGAGGTGCATCGTTTAATGGAATGTCGTCTACTGTAGTTTTAGATTCAGCGTTGTTGTTGAAAGCAATAATTACTTTTTCTCCTCTTGAACCTGTTAGCTTGTGCATTACATCGTTCTTGATTTGCATTTGCTTTTCTCTATCAGGTACACCGTTGTTAAAGTTTACTACCTTTGTTCCGCTAAATCCGTTTTGTACATCGTTAATTAAGTAGTCTGCTATTTCGCTTTCTAACTCTGCGTAAGCCAATCCACCTTGATAATCTACAGGACAATAGTAATCATATCCTGATACATACTTCTTTACTATTTTAATTTCAGGTTCGTTACCGTTACCAAAACCAAAAGCAGCTATACGTTGTGGTTTATCACTACGCTTTACTTTAGACCAATCAGGATGGTAGTAGTATGCTTCTATCTCTCCATCTTCATTGCATTTTTCAGCTCTTAATGTTTGTCTTGGAAAGTGTTCTGCTTTTTTAACTTGTCCTTTTTGATATAAAACTTGAAAAGAACCCTCCCCTAATAGTTTAAGGTCAAGTACTACTTTACGCAAACAACTATCAGAAAATATAGAACGCATTGCAGCGTACTCATCAGGTTTTGAACTACTATCTAAAGCATCAAGACCTTTTCCATAAATCATATTACTAATACCATTTATAATAGAATGGTTAGTAGTTGAATTGGTATAAAGGTCAATTAGATAAGAATAGTAGTCGTTGTCATCTCCATACTCTACCCAATCACGATTCTTATCCTCGCTTATTTTAGGTCTATTGTAAGATGCTAAATTAACTATGTGTAAATTATCCATTATAAGGTAATAAATTCGTTATCTGTATCATTAAATATATAATCACTATCGTTTATGGTATAAGCCATTAAATCGGTTTGGTTGGTGCAGAACATTTTATCTTTAAATATAACTTCTGCTCCATCCTTAATAGTAAGTACGTAACTAATATCCTCTTTTAAGGGAAACACCGCAGTATAAGTATTATGATATAGATGTTCCGCTATTGCAGTAGTATCTACATTGTACACTTCCTGATTCGTTGTTTCGTTTACTATCGTTACATTATAACTATCTCCACTTGTAAACCTACGTGGTATAATATTGATAGTTTGCTCACTTGCACTTTCTAATAATACAATCATATTTATACAATAAAAAAACTTTAATTTTGTTATAACAAAAAAAGGGCAGCATATAGCCACCCTTCTCAAATCAAATGAAACTCGGTTTAAGAGTTAGTTCCTTCTGTAACGGTTACAGTAGCTGATGCCATTCCATCAAATGGGTCAGCAGCAGTTGGACTGTCTACAAAGTTAGCAGGTTTTAATTCCTGTGCAGAAAGAGTTAAAGTATATCCACTTAAATCTCCCATAGCTGCTCCTGTAGAAATTGTACCTCCTGTTACCTCTGCTCCGTGTTCTAATCCCATAACGAATACGTTTCCGTTATAATCTTCTACTGCAACGTGAGGTCTACCGTATGCTAATAGCTTTAATTCTTTGTTATCCTCTTTGCTTAATTTTTTAAGTGTAAGGTTTAGAGTTTGTTCAAAGAAAGTCGTACCGTTTTCTCTTGAAGAAGTAATAGTTTGCTCAAAGCTACTATTTCCTTTCAATTCATATTTGTAAGCAGTAAAAGTTCCTGTCATATCAGTAATCTCATCGTCTGTTTGCGTTACCGTTCCGTAATCTCCGAAATCAGTAAAGTAAATCGCTTTTAGACCACCAACTACGTCTTTACAGGGTTCTTTTCTACCTTTAGTTAAATCACAAGCCATATTTTATTGTATTAAAAAAGGGTAGGTAGGCACATACTTGGCTTACCCACCCTATTAAGTTAGTTAATTGATTATTGTTTATTATGGGTTATTAGCTGTGTTAGCAATACCATAAGTTACGATATCTTCAACAATACCATACTGAACACCTGCGGTAAATCTCATTACCACACGAATGTTGTCAGAACCATCAAGGTCGCTCATATCTAATACTTTAACTTCGTTGTGGTCAGCTAATAAGCCTGTACCAAAGAAAAGGTTAGATTTTTCTGCTGCAATTGCATCATTGTCAGCAAGACCGTTAGCTACGAATAATTTAACACCATCAAAAGTAAGTGAACCGTTATTCCACCATTGAGTACCCATAGCGTTTGTACCATTAGCACCTAAACCTGATGCACCAAATCCACCTAATGCTCTTACATAGGCTCTTGCAATGTTTTGAGAAACGTAAATGTTTAAGTCCTCGCTTCCATAAAGTGTAGAAGGAATAGCATCTACGATTTTACCTAATTCAGTAATTACGTTAGCAGCAGTTACAGTAGTACCTGCAATTTCGTTTGCTACAGGTAAATCAGCATCAGCACCTAATAAAGTAGATAACCCATTAAACTGTCCTGATGTAGCAGTATTTCCTGCCCAAATTGATTGCTCTGTTCTTTGTGCAACTTTAGCTGCTACGTGAGCAATTAAGAAATCAGAGAATGAAGGAGGTAGGTCGTGATGTGCTGAATAGCCCATTTGTACTGCTTCCCAATCAGAGATAAAGTCTTTCTTACAAAGTTGTAAGTTCACTTGCTGAAATTCAGGTTGTAAAACTCTTTCAGTAAGTGTTACTGTAGAAGTAGCTGTAAAGTCGCAAGATGCATCTTTTACGATATCATCAGTAGATACTTTTTTAATTACTTCTTTAAATTTAACGTTAGGTTTAACTGTAATCCCTCCGTTTTCAATAGTTGAAGCACTTAATAGAGCAGCAGAGATATACTGTCCTGCAAACTCTCCTGCATAAGTACTTGTAATAGATGTAGTTGTTGCCATTTTTTATTTGTTATTTTTTAATGTTAGCAATTTTAGATAATACTCTATCTGCAGTAGTCATTTCTCTCTTTTGACCATACAGATTAATATTTGTTTTGGTTTCCTTTTCAGGATTGTGAGTTACTTTAGCTACAGGCTCTTCAATAGAAAGTTCAACTTCTTCTTTCACTTCTTCAGTTACCTCTTCACTTAATTCCTCTTTGGTTTCTTCAACTTCTTCAGAACTCATCTCTTCTTTAGGTTCAAGCATAGCTTTGATTTCTTCAATCATTTCTTTAACCTCTGCAAGTTCTTCTTTAGTTGCATATCCCATTTCTTCTTCCTCTGCAGCTTCCACTTCCTCTTCAGGTGCTTTTTCTTCTGCTGCTCCTATAGATGCAATAATACCTTCTTCTT